ACAACGTTGTTGTTCCTCCAAGTCACATGGCACTACGCACACTTATACTTAACGACCAAGTTGCTTACCCATGGTTTGCTCCTGCAGGTACAAGAAGAGGTGGCGTAACTAACGCAACATCAAGTGGTTATATTAACGGCGAAGGTGAATTTGTAAGTGTTGCGCTAAACACTGGACAAAGAGATACATTGTATCTTAACAACATTAATCCAATTACGTTCTTGAACGGAAGCGGACTAGTTGTATTTGGACAGAAGACTCGTGCTAGAAATGCAAGTGCTCTTGACAGAGTTAACGTAGCAAGACTAGTTGTGTACATGAGAGGACAGCTAGAAAAGCTAGCTAGACCATATCTGTTTGAACCAAACGACAAGATTACTAGAGATCAAATTAAGTCAGCTGCTGACGCGTTCTGCTTAGAACTAGTTGGACTAAGAGCCCTTTATGACTTCCTAGTAGTTTGCGATACATCAAACAATACACCTGCTAGAATAGATAGAAACGAACTTTATCTTGACATAGCAATAGAACCAGTGAAAGCTATCGAATTCATATACATTCCACTGAGAATTAAGAATACTGGAGAAATAGCAGCACTAGGTAACTAATCTTTAAAATAGGCCCCTGAAATATGGGGCCTATTAAAGATAAATACTTGTGTGTTAGGAGAATAGAATGCCAATTACATCATTAACAAATATATCAGTTCCAACTGAAGCAGGCGGCAGCAATAGTACATTGCTTATGCCAAAACTACAATATCGTTTTAGAATATTGTTTGAAGGTTTCGGAACAACTGGTGATACGAGAGAAATGACAAGACAAGTCATGAATGTTACAAAACCAAACTTAACATTCGAACAAATTACTTTAGACGCATATAACTCAAGAAGCTACCTAGCTGGTAAGCATACTTGGGAGCCAGTAACAGTTACACTTCGTGAAGATGCAAACAACAATGTTCAAAAGATTGTCGGACAGCAGCTTCAAAGACAGTTTGACTTCTACGAGCAATCAAGTGCGGTATCTGGTGGTACATATAAGTTCCAGATGCGTATTGAAACACTTGACGGCGGCAACGGTGCCAATGGCGCAAATGTTATTGATAGGTTCCAGATCGTCGGTGCTTATCTAGAGAGCGTAAACTACAATAACGTGGATTATACAACTAATGATCCAATGCAGGTTACACTTAACATTCGTTACGACAACGCACTCCAGTTTGGAGAAGGCGGAGAAGGCGAATTCGAAGGCGTCGGAGTTACTACTCCAAGAGCAACGCAAGAGGCTCCAGGCGGTACTCAAGCTACTGGTGGTACAAATACCGGACAGCAATAATAGATTGTTTTTTAGCATTCTATATACAAACAGGGGTCTTAGGGCCCCTGTTTTATTATCTACACATATAATAGTAATGGATAAATATTTGTATGTCAATAAACTTAACAAATAGAGATCCTAATTTACATCTTAGAGATGCTAGACACGCTCATCAGTTATTTACTGAAAGCAATCATGCGTTTTCTCCTAAGACTAAGTTTCTTTATCACGTTCAATTTGAACTCACTGATTTAGCTAGATTGCAATCTCCAAACTCATCAAACTTCCTCAAAGAAATTGCAGTCTTAGCTAAATCTGTTGACTTACCTCAATACCGTGCAAGCGTAGAAACTGTACAGCAATATAATAGAAAAAAGAACATTCAAACACGTATTGATTATGATGACGTGAGAATAGGTTTTTACGACGATAATACTGGCGTAACACGCGCACTACTACATGAATATTATCTCTATTACTTTAGAGACGGCAGTAAAAACGATGGCAGAGGCAATCCAGTACAGTATGACGCTAGAGATAAATTTAGAAATGTTGTTTACAAATACGGGTTAGACAACGAAAAAAGAGATCCTTTCTTTAGATGGATTAAAATATTTCAGTTGAGCAGACAGGAATGGTTTTCATATACGCTAATAAACCCAATGCTAACGGCGTGGGGACACGATACATTAGACTACTCCGACGGTGCTGGCATAATGGAAAATACTATTAGTATGATATACGAAGGTGTATTATACAACAATGGATTTATTGACGCTAACTCTGACCCAGCCGGCTTTGCTAGCCCTGAAACAAGATACGACAATGTTCCTTCTCCGTTAGTAGGATCCGGGACAACAGTACTTCAACCAGCACTAACTACTCCGGCAGCAAACTCAATTAACTTTGAACAAGATGCTGTATTCGTAGGTAACACTAGTACTCCACAAGGAATAATTCAAACAGCAGCCCGTACCGCGCAGCAAGCCGGATCACTTCCGGGAATTGAAGTTCCGAGATTAAACCAAGGACCAAGATAATGGCACTATCAAGTTTAGAACAGTTAACAAAGCAAGCAAGTGATCGATCGCAATTTTTTGACAGACAAGCAAGAGATCAAATTCCATTTAACGTTAACGAAGTTGACGCTGTTATTGGGTACTTTCTTAAAAGAGGTTTTGACGAGATCGCGGCTGTAAATACTGCGCTAATATTGCTAAGACAGGCTAACATAGACAAGCTTCCGGTATTCCAACTACTGGACACACTTAAAGGTTTAGACAGTTCGCAGCTAAGTTATGTAGTTGCTCAAATTTTAAACTTAAATCGTTCAAAAACAAGCGCACTTGGATACAGAGTACCTCCGAGAGATAACCTCTTTGAACAGAGAAATATTATTGTATAATGTCAAGAAAGTATGCCCAGGGGAAATTTACTCCAAAAAACCCTGACAAATATGTCGGTGGAAAAATGCCCACATATCGTTCTGGGTGGGAATTTACCTTTATGAAATTTTGTGATGAGAATCCTAACATTACACAATGGGCAAGCGAAGCTATAAAGATACCTTATAGAAATCCATTAACAGGCAAGCAAACAATTTACGTTCCTGACTTCTTTATTACATACCTTGACAAATCGGGCAAACAGCGTGTAGAACTAATAGAAGTAAAACCAGCAAACCAATCGTTCAAAGAGCAGCTAGGCAAGAGTAAGCATAATCAAGCACATTGGGTAGTTAATCAAGCAAAGTGGGCATCTGCAAGAGCTTGGTGTAAACAAAATAATGTAAACTTTCGTATTATAACTGAGCAAGATATATTTCATCAGGGTAAGAAGAGATAAATATAGTAGTATATTATAGGATATCACTATGACTAAGAAATTAGAAGAATTATTAAATCTGCCTGAGAATGAAGAAATTGTCCAAGCAGCCGAAGCTCAAGAGACTGAACAAAAGAATTACGATGAGCAGATTGCTAAAAAAGAAAAAAGAACTTATCGCGAATTTGAAGAACTTGACAAGATAACTGCCGCCTTGCCACAAGTAAGCGGCTTAGGTGATAAAGCTGATGAGGAATTAGATGACATTGCTAAGAAAGCAATGGACACATTTGAAGACTTAAAAGATTTAGGAATGAACGTAGAAAGTCGGTATAGTGCTAGAGTATTTGAAGTAGCGGGCAACATGCTTAAAACTAGTCTTGATGCCAAAAGTACTAAAATAGACAAGAAATTGAAGATGCTCGAATTGCAGATCAAAAAAGAAAAGCAAGACAAAGAAGGCTCTAACAATAACGGTGATGTAGTTAACGGCGAAGGATATGTTGTTACTGATAGAAATTCACTCTTAGAGAGACTCAAAGGCATGGACAAAGATAAATAACATATAATAGGAATTTTTGTAATGAGATCTTTTAGCGAAATATTAACAGAGTCGAAGAAAACTTATCCATTTAAGATTGGAATTGCTGGCGATCTGCCAGAAGGTTTTGAAGCACACTTAAGAACAATGTTAGAAAAGTTTAGTGTATCAACTATTGGAGCAGCTTCAAGAAAGCCAATCCAAGAACGTCCACTAGACTTTCCGAACTTGGAGAATGTCGAAGTAAACTACTTTGACATCGAAGTACACTATCCAACTACACCGCAGGTGCTAGGGGAGTACATTAGTTCGTGCTGTAAAGTTGACGCAGGTCACATAATTGTACGCAATCTGGGAGAACCACTTGAAGAATATCAAAATCAAAAAACAAGTGAAGTTTATGAACCATTGCTAACCAAAGAAGACATGGGTGGCGAATCTGCTCAAGCATCAGTAGGCGGCAACCGTGTTATGGAATTACTTAAAG